GCTAAGCCCCAGTGGCATCCAGCCAGCAATAGCCGGTTCCGCATCTCTTCTTGGTTAGGTGTAAGCTTGCCACCCTTCAAACGCTTGAGCTCAATAAACACGGACGTGCTCATGCCATGCACTGCTTCATCACCGGGCACAAAAATCTCAAGGTCAGGCCAGCCAAACTTAGTACCCATCAGCTTTAGCTTGCGTTTGAACGCCACATGGCGTGTGCCCTCGTTTGGGCTGTGATGAAATACACACCCCGGTGGCAACGCTACATCCAGCCAGCTGGCAACCTGTTTTTGCAGCTCATCCTCAGTCACGGCGCAGATAAAAGTCATTCGGCATGACCTCTCCGTTGCTGAGCACAATGATGCGATCCATAAAGGTTGGGTTAGGTATCAGCCTGTCTTTGTGATCCATTGGCAAGCACCAGCGACGTGCTACAGTGGCATGGCTGGCATCTACTTGACGGGCCAGTTCACTATATGACCAGCCCCTTTGTCTGCGAAACGTGTCTAATGTCATGCGTCATTGTCTACATGACTTGACGCCATCCGTAAAGTAGATTATCTCTATAATCTGTCTTTAACGGATACGGACAAGGTGGTATGTTATGCGTATGGGAAATAATTTAAATGCAATGATCGTTCGTAGCGGCCTTTCAAAGAAGGATGTTGGCGCTCTTGTTGGGCATACGCCCGAAACCGTGTCAAGGCATATCTCGGGTAACATCAAGATGACTTTAGACCACGCCGAAGAGTATGCGCGCGTTCTTAATTGCAGCCCATACGACATCATGTTTGAGGCCCAACCAATGCCAATTATTGGTATGTGCAGCATTGATGCCGACGGAGTTGTTACACGCACTGTCGGCAAAAAAAGTTACGGGCACGTTTACAGCCACACTTACAGACCCGCTGAAACCGGCATTGTGCATTGGTGTATGCACGATGAATACCAAGGCATTTGGCAATATTTACGCGGTGGTCTTGAATCAGTATTACTTGATCCAATCAATAATAAATATGTTCATCCTGATGCCAAGGGCCATGAGTGCTACGCGCTTACTGATGAGCCTTACGACTACCACGGGCAAAAAACGCAATTAGCTGCCGGTATACTTTATCCAGAACCTGGAAACCGTTACACAATTCATAACGGTGATCGCAACGAGACATTGCGTGGGCAAAAGCTGGTATGGGCAACACCGCTGTTATCAATGATTTTACGACCTAATTTGCGTGGTTTAAAAATAATACTGGATAAGTGACTTGACCTGATATGTCGGTTGGTGATACGCCTTAACCTCACACAAGTGAGGATAGGGTGTAATGATAATAGACGTACCGACGTGGGCAAAGCGCCACAATGTAATCACACACAGCAATCAGAGATCGAAAGACAGGGCTAAAAACCTGTTTGAAAAGACGCACGTCCGGCCCTTAATTGATAAAGCTTTCGATACGCTGCGCGATAAAACCGCGTCAGACAAAGACAAGCTTTTAGCAAAAGATACCCTTTATAGGCTTAATGAAAGACGCGGCACAGCAAATATGAAATCAGGGTTTGCAGTGCAAACTATCACTGATTTGCGCTTGGTTATGGATGGCGAGGGGAACACCCTTGATATGGCTGAGGCAACCCATGCCGGCATCGAACAGCTGCAATCATACAAACCCGTTGATGAGCTGGATGAGGCAAAGAAAGAAAAGTATTTAGAAGAGCTGCCGCTTGTAGCTGAACACGCTGTAATGGGCTTGCAAGAAGCTATGGCAAGCGACAACCGCATCCTGGGCGAAATAGAGCTGCTTGATACCTTCCCCGGCCTTGCCCTGCCCTACCACACAAAGCCTGACTATAACCGGCGCGGTGATCTTAAAACAAAATGGTCTAAGCCAAGTGCCAGGTCAAAGTCTGGTTGGCAAAAGAACAGTTTGCCTAAAACGCTGACTGGTATGTTCGATATGAACAATGTTTTCCAATGTGCCGGCTTTTGGCAGCTGAACGGTCACCAGCCGCCTTTCCTAGTCTATGCCAACGATTCGGATTACATGGTGTTCACGCCAGAGAACGCGCCTGAGCTGCGTAATGATTTTCTCGCTGACATTATCCGCGACACAACGCAATACCACAAAACCACTGAGAATATGCTTCGCATGGCAACCAATAAAGAAGAGCTGCTGAGCTTAGTATCGCCGGACTGGACTGCAATCTACTGGTCCGAACCCGAAACCTACCTGGCAGAAGCCAGAAAAATATGGGGTATCACATGACAATGAAAGACTGGATTCGCGAAATATTCGCCACAGTTTTGTTCATCACCTTGATGGCAATGGTGTGGTTTATGCTTGTTATTTTGTTTCCTGACCCGCTCCTATGGAGCCCGGCATGATGGGACAATCAGAGCTCGATTTTAACCGGCCACCGCTGGTTCACAAAAACGCGAAAGATACTGAACGGCTCGCTGCTGAGTTTATTGCACCAAAAGTAACGGGACTACGGCTGAAAACCTTGCAAAGCCTCGCCGCAGCCCCGTCTGGCCTAACTGGTAGTCAGGTTGCTGACAACATGGACGCCTGGATTTACAGCGTCAAGCCTCGGCTTACTGAGCTGCAAAACATGGGCCTCGCCGTTGATAGCGGCGCGCGCGCTAAGAATAACCGCAATCGGCAAGAGGTTGTCTGGCAAATCACGCCAGCTGGGACTGAGTTTTTAAGGGGAAATAATGATTGATATAATAAAAATACAATCGGCAGTGGCTGAAATGGACCAGGTCACTGTCAAAGGCGGCGGTAAATACACACAAGTCGCACAACGTGTTGAGGTGTTTCGCAAGCATATCGGCGACCAGCTGGGCATGGAATCAGACATTGTTGTTGATGATGGTAAACGCGTTGTGATCAAAGCGACCATCAAATCGCGCGACGGATTTGTCGTTGCCACCGGCTGGGCTGAAGAGCTGCGCGGCAGTAACCCAGTCAACAAAATGGCTTGTATTGAAAACACTGAGACAAGCGCTTACGGGCGCGCTCTGGCTAACCTTGGCATACATGGCGGTGAGTTTGCGTCTGACAATGAGATCGACAAGGCCAAGCGCAATGAAAAGATTATTGATGAACGCGACGCTGAGGCGCCTGAGCCACCTGTTGAAACAAAGGCACCACCGCCGCCAGCAAATGCTGACGTTGACTGGAGCAAGTGGGTCAACGACCAAATGAACCATCTAAAAGACGCTAACAAGATCAAGCTGTTGATGTGGTCAAAGAAAACGCAGAAGCAGCGCGAGGATCTCAAAGAAGCTGATCGCGAGTTAAGCGCAACGCTAAGTGATTTTTATCAACAAAAATATGACGAACAAAACAACGGAGAGAGATGATGCCAGGATTTAGCAGGGGCAAGTTCAAATTGCGTAATGACATTCCAATGATTGATGACGACGGCAACCCACATGAATATCGCGCCGTTGCTTTCATCCAGTACAGAACTGAATGGGATGAGGCAAATGGCAAGTTTACGCCAATGACGGATGAACAAAAAGAAATGTGTACTGAGCTGCAAAACATGATGTTTGAAGCCGGTGTTGAGCTTGGCATAAGCCTAACCAGGCGCATACCTAATGAAAAAGATGTTCGCACATTCCCAAAAGTGGCGACGTTTTCGCTACTTGCAAACGACCCAGCTGGTTACCAAGGTGGCAACAATGGATGATAAAAACCTTATGACGCTGCCGGAAGCAGCAATCTACCTGTTCAATGACAAGAGCCCAGCTGCGTACAAACGTGCGGCGCGCCTTATCAAAAATTCTGGCGTCGAAACTTTCCGTTCCGGCAAGGCAATTTATGTCAGCCGTGCAACCCTCGACGATCAGTTTAAGATCAGACAAGTGCATCCAGATGCGTGATACGGCTGATATGACTGTGGAAGAGTTCAAGCTTGAGCTGAGGCGCCTTTGGGAAAAAACAATATATGTGGAGCCCTTAGTCAAAACTCGCGAGAACGCAAAACGCACTCGCACTTATATAAATTCCAGACCTGGTAAAAAACCCCCGCGTTATACCTTAGTTAACGCGAGGGTCGTTAATGAAATCAAGATCAGGTTGTGATTAGAACGCCTCTGCTATGCCGTCAGCAATCTTATCGTCGCGCTCTTTATCGTCGAGCCAGTGGCCGTAAACATCGCTAGTTGTGCTGATGCTGGCGTGGCCCATCAGGTTGGTAATTGTCCACCAGTCAGCGCCAAACTTTTGCAACAACCGGCTGGCATAGTAGTGACGCAAGTCATGCCACCTGATGCGGTCAACGCCGGCTTCCTTACACGCCTTGCCAATAACCTTAGCAAAAACATTTGTGCCGAGTGGGTCACCAAATCTGCCGGTAAAAACTAGCGCGTCATCAGCTGGTCTGCCGAGCAACAAATAGAGCTCTTGTAATGACTGTTTAACGTCCGGGTGCAGTGGAACCTTGCGCTTGCCGCGCTTGGTTTTAGGGTCACCTATGTCACTGCTGTTATGCTTGACTGCCTTGTTGACATAAACATAACCAGGCTTGCCCCAGTCAATGTCAGCCCACACAAGCGCGCGCAGCTCGCCCTGGCGTAGGCCAGTAGTTGCAGCAAACCTAGCGCGCAAAGCCCAGTGAACCGGCATTGCATCGATGATCGCGTTGATCACGTTAGGCTGAATCTGCTTGATCTGTTTTGCTGGCTTGGCTTTGTCGCCCTTGCCTTTAACGTCAGTCATTGGATTGCTGTTGCGGCAACCAGAATCAATAGAGTAGCTCATAAAGTATCTGAGCGAACCAAGGATATTATCGACAGTCTTTTTAGCTCGACCAACCCGCAGTTGCTCAACAATCTGCAACCGCATATGCCCGGTTGTAAGATCACGCACCTTGCTTTGCCCGACAGGTTTACCGTCGAGAGTAAGACCGACAAACAATTTTGCATCGCGCTCTTTTTCTGACTTTGATGACGTGGTCATGTCACCCTTGTCATGCTGGCTTGTGATGTGGGTTATGAAATTGCGGTACAGCATATCAAAGTCCCAATCCCACGCAGCTGCTGTGCTCGGTGTCAACTCTGCGTTGATCTTATCGACGTGACGCTCAGCCTCTAGCCTTGTGTAAAAAAACTCACGCTTGCCGTTAGCAACAATAGACCTGGTGTCTACACAAAACCCAGCTTTGCCTAACTTCTCACGCGACTTGTATTTTTTAATTTCTATGTCCACGACTATTTCTCCCCAGTTTTAATTTCTGACTCAGCCCATGTGTTGCCATTAGCAATGCTTGGTTTGCCAGTACCACCGATCAACAAATATTGCTTACCCTCTTCGGGCTTGTTAGGTTTGGCGACTACACCATTGCCAATATAAATGCCGGTGTTCCAATCAGGTTTTACTTGTGGGGTTTTCATAATGATCTCCTTTGATTGACCTTACACTACGAATATAGTGACGTATTCCGTCAAGTTCAAGGGATAATCCCGTTACTCTCGCGACTTTTTGCGTTGTCTTTGGCACCAGCTTGGCACCCAGACAAAAAAATAAACCACCAAAAGCTAGTGCTTTCAGTGGCTTAACACCATACAAAGTGGTGAGCGCGACAGGATTCGAACCTGAAAAAAAGCGTCTTGCTATATCCTCAAGTGATATATCACAGACACTTATGGGTCAACCTTAATCCACCATGACCCCCCTGCACCCATGTAGTCTGGCACCGGCTTGGCACCCGCTGGTGCCAAGAGCTTTGGCACCGGGCTATGCTTTTTTCTTTTTCTTTTTGGGGAAGCCGGCCTTCATATTGGCGTAGGCTTTAGGTGTGATTGTGCTTTTCTTTTTGCTGCGGCTGATGCCTTTTTTCTTACGAGCATTGATATTGGCGTAAAGCCCAGGACGTTTAGCCATGTTACTTGCCTCTCTTCTTTGCTTTCATAATTTTGTTTTTTAGGGATGCCGGCAAAGTCTTTTGCTTTGCAGTTAGCCCTGACTTTTTCATGCCTGATTTCTTCATCATCTTCTTGCCGTATGCCATGTGCATCTCCTTAGCATTTCCACCTACGCCTTGCGGCCTTGCCTCTTGGCCCCGTCCAGCTCTTAGAACGCGCACAAAAGCTCTTGCGCCGTGCAGCTGCTTTACTGCCGGCCTTTACCTTGCCGGTCACTGGCGCCTTTAATTTGCTGCCTGTTGCCCGGTTGTATTTTGCCCTGCCCTTTGCAGTGAGCCCACCACCCTGCTTGACCGAGCGCTTCTCGCCCCGGCCTACTGACAGATTTACAGATTTCTTTTTTCGTTTAGCCACGGCAGAGCTCTACAGCCTGGTGGAGTGTTTCTTCATTACGCCTGGTCCAACCCTTGCCAAAATGCTCAAAGGTCTTTAGGCGCTCATAGAACGCTTGGCGCCGGCTATACATATCGGTGATTAGTTGCTCGGTGTCGTGCCCCGCAACAGCAGCTAGCGTTTGCGGCCCAATGCCGCCATCAGCTGTAACGGCAATAATCTTTTGCAGCGTCCGAGCTGACCGACCAACGCCGGAATTTACAGCCCAGTCAAACACCGACCAGTCAAGGCCAGCTGGCAGCTTGTCACCGGCAACGCGGTTCCAATATTCTTGACGATAAATTTGTTCAACATGGTTTTCTGGGATGTTTCGCATCATTTCTTCAGTGATCTCAGCATCAACATCCATTGTATCGGCCAGCCACTGCCCGTAGACGCGCGCTGTGATGCCCTTGTTAGTCATTCCGCCAGGGTCGTTGGGGTGATCAACAAAGCCGCCCTCGTGGGCCAGGAGCCAGGTTAGGCACTGGTCAAAATTCTGTTTCATTTTCTTTTCTTTGCTTTCGCTTGCGCGGTCTTTGATAAATCCTTGAAGTGAAAAAGTCGCTTGGACGTTTTTCCATGTGATTTACCTGAGTGCAGCTGACCGTTTGGCATTTTGTGTGTGCCGCCACGATGCACAGATCCATCTTTAAAATAGTGCTTTACGCCAGTAGCCATTTCTTTTCCTTATTTTGTTAGTCCTGATTTTTTTTCGTATGTCCTCAAGCCGCCAATGCCGAGCATCCCACCAAGCACAGTTAGCAACGTACCCATATCAAACTCAGGCAACTCAGGCAGCTCTAGGCCGGCAAAGGATGCTCCGAATATAATTAGGTCTTTAAGGATAAAGTGATACGCGAAAGCAATTGCACAAACCCAGCCCACAGCTGGGCGCCAACCACCCTTGAACAGTGAACCCGACGCAGCCTCTGCCTTGTTGATTTCAAGCTGAGCAAGCAGCGCCTCTTGTGCGTGTTTCTCGGACATAGTAGCTATTTCGTGCGCTAGTTTTGCCTTCTGATCTTTGTCCTCAATAAATTTATCCAATAGCCCAGACACGGGACCAATCAATGCTTGTATCATCAGCAGCTTTCCTTCCCAGCGCAGTCAGCATCAAAGCAGTGCGCGCGCATTTGGTAGTGGTCGTTTTCGTAAGTTGCTTGCCACATATCTTCGGATTTCAGAAACAAGCACTGGCTCTCAGTCATGGGTTGCTGCAACGCAATCTGGTTGCCAATGTACACCCACTCGACGCCAGTGTGTCCCCACATTGAAATGACAAGGATGTAAAAAGTTTCTTTCATTCCACAATTTTCACAATGTAGTTTGACCCGTCAGCGTTCTTCTCAATCACAACAGTTTTGTTTTCACAAGCGTACCGCACTGCTGTGGATTTTTTGTAAAGGTTGCGCTCAATCTTTCGTTTGGTCTTGAGGCACTTCGATATTTTTTCAAACGCCGTATGCTCCGCAACAGAGCCGGACATATACAATATTAATGTGATTGTTTCAGTGACCATTGTTCTTTTCGTTTCTTAACTTTTCTATCTGCTCCTCAATGTTGTTAATTCTTTTTGTGAGAAACGATATAGTTAAAGCCTGTTGCTGGTCGTGAGGTAATTTGCCGGCATCAGCCTGTTCTTGAAGCTTCTCAAATTGACTTGAGATATGTTCAATTAACATATTTTGTTCTTGGTCAGATGCGGTCAGACCTAGCTCTCCACGCGGAAATTTAATCCTAAACTCCGTGTTTTGTTTCAAATCTGCTTCTATAAGTATGATTTTGTTTTCGATAGAATTTAGCCGTTCAATGACACCGAAATAAGCCCATGTCGCAACAGCCGCACCAACCACCATTCCAATCAGGTTCCTGATGGGCATGGACAATTCGGTGTTTTCGTTAAGCTTTGTCGCCATAATGCTTTGGCTTTTTGTCAGCGTATGCGTTGGCGCCAAAGTAGGCGGCACAAAGAGCTGAGTTCGCAATAAAATATGTGGGTGCTATGTCAGTGATTAATTGTGCCGCATTGTCATAACCCAGCATTGCTGTGATGAGGATTGCAGCCGGATAATTCAACGTGCCAAACAACGCGAACCAGGCCATGTAACGCATACTGTCTCGGCGAGCGTCAGCATCCTCCAGCTCACGGCGCTTGAACTCCAAAGCCAAAGCAATCTCATCGTCACACAATACATTGTCATCGTTTTTGTCGAGGTGTTGGTATGCACTGTCTTTCTGCAATTTCTTTTGAGTCATACAACAATCCTTTGCGCTGACGCGACGGTAACTACTAAAGCGATAAAGAGCGCAAGCGTGACTGCGACAATACTGGCGACAATCGCTGCTGTTTTAATCGCTTCTTCAGTTTCTTGAGCCTTACGAATTTTCTCACGACGCGCCGCCGCCTGAGCTTCTTTGATCTCACGCTCTCGCCTTGCCTTCTCTGCGACGATTTCTTCCCACGCCGAAATGCCAAATCTGGCGGTAATTAAATTGCGAACCTCGTGCATCATCTCTTGTTGGAGCCGGCGATCTATCACACTCGACGCCACATCTTTAAAACCGTCCAGACTTCCAACAGATGCGTTTTTGTTATGCTGTTCGTTACACTCTTTGTCGGCTTTCCAAATTGCCTCTAAGAAGTGGCCTACATCCTTAACGTCATTGGCTGTGTTGATCGCTGACTTCAGACCTGAGACAGCAGTTTTTAACAACGCAAACCCTGTCAGCGCAGCAGAAATAGGCTCCATGATGTTTCTCGATTTTAAATGCGGTCAGCTATTAAAAGCACAATGAGCGTGGCAGCTTGACCAATAAGGATATGCTCCAGCCGCTTGATGCGTAAGATCGTTTCTTTCCAACGCTCCGCGCACACCGCCTCATGCGTATCGATTTGTGCTTGCACAGATAGGGCTGTGGGCTTTGCCATTAGTCCGCATCTGCTATGGTTAGTTCGCCAGCCGCTACTTGGCGCAGAATTTCTGCGTAGTGACGGTTGGCTGGGTCGAGAGGTACAGAAAACACCTCACCTTCAATAGTCGCAGTTAAACTACAGTTTTTGTCATGTTGTAAGTTATACTTTGCGTTTGTAATTGTCATATTATTCATAGCTACAACTCCGCATCTAATTTTAAATCAGCACCGCTTGTGTTTCCAAAACAATAAGAAGCGAAAGAGGTGTTTAAAGCTGACCCTTTAGTAAACCTAATACCAACAACATTTTTTCCACCACTGCCCAGAATAGTGGGTCCACTATCACAAGTTATATTGCTGCCATTTTGACGTATTGAATATTCTGAAGAAGTGCCGCTAGTTCCCAAAGCCGGGTCTGCTCGCATTTCCACAGGGAGTCCAAAACTTGTTTCGCAATTTGAAGTGGTATCATTCATGCCTACAATCATATAAGAACCTTGAACAAGTTGATAATAATACCGCTGACACTTAGCTAACGTAGTTCCAAAGTCCTCTACCTCAAAAGCGGTGGCTACTTCCCCGATTTCAAGCTGTACGCCTGTGATTTCCCAAGTAGAATTGATTGTAGTAACAACAGCATCCGTATATGTACCAGCCCCACTCCAGTTATTAGTGCTATATACTTCCCATGCCGTTGCTGCATTACCTTTCCAATTAGAACCTAATGCCAAATTCCAAGTAACATAAAGGCCAGTGCCATTATTATTATCAATCACGCCTGTTTGATCAGCCGGATAAGTAATTTCTTTACGCTCCCAAGTGTTAGCTGATGATATAGTGTATTCAGAGTTTACTATTCTGCTATCGTCTGTTTGATAGAGGTTTGTTGAAAAAGTACCTGTTACACTTGACTTAACGTAAAATGATAAAGTCACTTGTTTAGCTGATGAAGTTCCATAAGCAAGTTGCTGTAGGTTTTGTGCTTCTATCTTTTGCGCCACATAAACAAGTTCATCTGCCGCAATAGCACTTTCGGCAGTGGTTGTTGTAATGCGCCATGAATTTGTAAACCCCGCTAAATCAGTTACAGCTTGTTGAGTTTGTGTAAAAGCATGGTTATCAAGGTTAGCTGAACTATAGAAAAACCTATCAACAGTTTTATAACTTGCGGCTGTACTTGACGTACCTCGTTGCGCCACGCTCATCGCACCGTTGATAATCAAATTATTGTCACCGAGCGCCTGACCTGAACCAATCAATGCGGCTAGTTCTGCTGCTTTACTCATATTTTAACTCCACGGTATAAACTGCTGTAGACCATATTGAACAGCCACTAATTTAGTTTCACTGCCGCTAGAAAACGTAACAGCTTCCTGTGCAATACCAATAATCATGCTTGGGTTTACTGTTGCTTTCTGACCTATGCCAGCCGTTGCAGAGGAACAGATGCCATCTCCAACTTCTATATTTCCACCACTGTTGTTACAAAGAATGTGTCCATCACCAAGAACTAATGCCTGATGCAGATTTGTTTCTTCATCGGGACCATTGTTCATGCTAGAGCCATACGCACCTAGCACTGCTTTACTGTTTGCAGATTGTGTTTTCTGCACATTATATCGTATACCTCGCTCGGTATCTGCACCACTTTTTTTACTGTAAGAAACACTAGTTGTTTCTAGTAGGGTTCCATAGGGGTATGCGTTTTCTGCGCTAGACTCATCGTTATCTGAATTTGGAATTATGCAAGGGTGATGAGCAGTAAAAGCACCATATGTCACAGTGCCACCAGAAAAAGTTATACTTCCCTGACTATTACCATCACCATCCCTAAAAATAAGTACATAATTAGTGCCACTAGCATCGTCTGCACCAACTTGAATAATAATGCCATAACGGTTTGAATTGTTACCATCGTGGGTAAATTCAGCGATATAACCAGCACCACCAAAATCACCAAATACATTAAAGATTCTGGAAGGAGCTGTACCGATGCCAAATCTATTTAAACCAGCATTTAGATATAAAGCATATTCATTAGTGCTGGACTCAACACGAAAGTCCAAATCCTGTTGGTCGTTGTTGAATACTGTCTCAGTGCTGTTACTTAGTATTCGTGACCTTTCTGTACCACCCACCATTGTATTTATTGAAAGAGACGCATCCTCTGTACCGTCTGATGCGTCATTTAATTGAGTTTTTAATTTTACTCCTACAATTTCTTCAGCAGCATCATTGTCAAATTTAAATCGCAACATCCCACCAACATCATTATCTGCTGGGCTTCCAGAATCACGAATTAAATCAATAATAGGGCCAGAACTCGCATCAGAATCTGTAGATTTTACAGTAAGCTGTGAAGTATTATCGGCAGTCGTAATTGTTGCTCCCGCACTTGATGTAATAGCACCAGTGACATCAAGCGTACTTGCCATAGATACTGCACCACCAAACGAACCGCCATTAGCTGCCGATACAGTATCAGCCACAGCAAAGCTATCGTAGACGATCATCTCAACAACATCGTCAGTGCTTGCCCCTGTGACTAGAACAACGCTTGTGCCTGTCGTAGAAGCGTAGTCAGTAACCGGCTTTAAAAGGACGCCGTTCTGGTAGACATCCATGTATAAAGTATCTGAGTAGGCAAGGGCTATGCCGTTAGCATCGTTGCCGCTGAATGTTGTTTGCCCAGAGGTGGCTGCGTAGATATATCTAGCTCTTACGCCATCGCCTAATGATCTTCCTATGTATGGCATATTAAGTTCCTATCCGATGCTTGAAGCATCATCTCTTGCTTTGCGGTTTTGGTAGTCGCTACGAGCAACAATGAGAGCAACAAAGTCAGCTTGGTTAGATGGGATAGCGTCAGTAAAGCTATCGTCGTTCATTAGCTTAGTTGTCCACTCTTGTTGCATACGTTTCCAGCAGTTATTGATTTTGCCATCCACGGCTGCTTGTATCCACTCATCAAGACCTGCATTGTCGCTGTCGTTGTACAAATCGTTGCTCAAGATTTGCTGTTGTAGGTCAGTCAGTACAACTGATTTAGTATGATTAGCCATTTTGTGTCTCCTTTATGACAGGGTTGTTTCACCCGATTAAGCTATTAAATACCCAAAGAACTGACACTCAGATGCCCTCAAATCCGTTTGAGCCGTACCGCCAGCTTGATAAACCTGACCGATTGCTGTGTCAGAGGCATCCATGTCAGCAACCATTGTAGTATGAAAAGTCCACAAAACAGCGTCTTGCCCGAAGTCAGGGTCTATAAAAAAATCATAATTTCTATTTGATGTACTTATCCGAACTTGAAAATAATTAGCCCCATCATCTAAGCTGGCCGAATTAATTTTTAATCCAAGAAAATATGACCCAGTGACAGGCGCCGTAAAAGTGTTTGAGGCAAAGTTTCCACCTTTATCAATAACTTCTTGATTAAATACTACTGTTGTTAATGTGCTAGTAGGAATGTTGTTTTGTGCTGATGAATTATTAACTTGAAAACAAGGCTGCACTGGCATAGTTACTTCGCCATCAGCAGTTATAAGCATGTGGTCAGCAGAGGCATTGGCTGATATAGCCATTGTGCCAACGACATGAGTAATTGCAGATTTAGTTGTATTCCCATCATCCTCAATTAATAGACCGCCAGTGTATCCACCGTTTATAGCCTTTATAGAAACACTCCCAGGCGTTGTAGAAACATTACCAGTAAACGTACCCGAAGTTGCAGTCAGCGCAGAGGTTGCTGGATGCTCAACGCCTATAACTGATTTACCAATGTAAGCCATTAGGTAATCTCCATAATGGACATAGTTACTGAGGTTTTATCCGCAACCGAGCAATCGACTTGGATTTTGTCAGTTGTTTCAAGCACCACTTTATTGCCAGCCAATATCTCAAGTGAGCCGCCAACAGGAATGGGTGCATCTTTAAGCAAAAACGTAGTTGTGTTTGTTGCTGCCCTACCACCACCGCTGGTGTCACTCACTAGCTTGACGCTCGTTGTTACCTGGCTTGTATGTACGTTTGCCAGCACCATGCCCAGAACAACGGTAGTTGTTGAGCTAGGCGTTGTGTACAAGTCCTCTGGTGTTCCAGAGCTTGCTGGCATCACATCGTGAGATACCACTTTAAATGTATTTGCCATCTATTCTCTCCTATCCAAGCGCAATGCTCAAAGCCACAATGGTATCCTCAGTAGCCGCCCCAATATCAGACGCTAGCTCTGCTGTTGACCTACCTTCAATTGTAGTGCCGTTCACTTTTAAAAAGTCATTATCAACAACACCGCTGCCAAAAGTTGCTACATTGCCGCTGCTAATTCCTGCTGTTGGTATTTGCGAGGTAAGAGCCAGGGTTCCGGCTGTGACCGGCAAAACAACAGTTACGTTACCGCTATAATCGGCGTGTGCTGGAGATTTTAGTTCGACATAATGTGCATTGGATGATTCACAATAAAATTTAATGTTTGATTGTGAGCCACCATTTTTAAGGTCAATAACGCCTGTTTCGATGCCAACGTTGCCGTCAAGCAAAACCTGACCTGTTCCCTTCGGTGTGAGTTTTAGGCTGATGTTTGTATCGTCGCCAGTTGCACTAATCTCTGGCGCGGCACCAGTGGCAGCGTTTGTAACGTCTAATTGATTGACTGCGCTTGAGGTTGTTTGAAAAATAATCTGTTCGTTGCCGTTTTCATCAGCAATAAAATGTGCGTCATCAATTAGAATATTGTGGCTATTGGTGTCCAAATTAGCGCCAAGCTGGGGAGTTGTATCCTCAACAACATTAGCTAAGTTGCCCACAGCCGTAACAACGTCGATAAATGCACTGCCGTTATGCACCTTCATATTTCCTGACGTGGTGTTGAAATACAAATCTCCCGCATCCAAGTTCGATGTTGGGTCAGAGCTTGCTGCGCCGTGGTATTGTCGTTGAAACGTAGTCAATGTTGCAGCAGCATTTGTTTCGGCTAATTCAGCAGCAGTCTTTGCGGTTTCAGCACCATTTTTATGGGTTAAAGCAGTTGCGGCACTAGCAGCCGCAGCCGTGGCTGATGCGGCGGCTGATACGGCATCGACAAGCAAAGCCCAAAAACTTGTGTTTGTTAGCGCGGTCCCAGCAGGCGAGTCTTGCAGAGCTATATACACATTGTTCAACTCTGCTGTTGTCGTTGATTTTACAATGTCACGTTCAATGTAAGCCGCTGTAGTTGTTGTTGCGTCTGTACCTTTAAATGTTCCAATCTCTTGGAAAATGGCAAGGTCGCCATTTGTGTCGAAAC